CTCCAGATTGTGTGTCTAAGTCATCCACACCATAGGGTGAATCAGGTCCAATACGGAAAGTGGGAGTTGCCTCATCTCGAATGTCAGAATAAAATACCTCGTCAATCGTCCGTCGTCTATTACATTGACAATAATGGAAATTGCACGTAGTACATGGTTCGGGATTTTCATCCTGGATATCAATGTACTGCCTTTCCTCATGAAAATGTTTCTTAGATGCTTTCTGCACCCACTCTAAATAGACTGAGATAGGTACACGATCAAGTACAATATTGTCATGCACCACAAACTCAAGATTGTTCATGTTGACATAGCGGGAATTGGATGCCCTATAGACCCTAACGGAAATGTACCACGCATCGGGACAAGGTGTACGACCATATAATTGCTCAATTTTCTCCTTGTTCAAGATACCATTGACACAGCACTCGGGTTTAGGTTCAACTTTCACATGATAAAAACGTAGCAAGATAGACTCCGGTTCATTTGAATAGGTGTATGCATTTAAGTCTTCAACATTGGTTGAGACAACGCAAAAATACGGATTCAATGAGACCTTGCCTTTCAAAAAGACATCTGCCATGGGTGCCAAATATCTTATGTTATTGACAACTTGAATCAACCTGTACGCTGGTGAAAAATCCATGAAATCCGAGCGGGTATTTGCAAAATCATCGAAAATGATTGCGTTAACGTGTGAACGGATAGACGAAGCAAATTTGTCATTATCAGCCCATGTAGCAATACGATCTTTGTCTGCACTCAAATTGTTATACAACAATCCAGCCTTGAGAGTCAAATTCGTTATGGAAGATTTACCACAACCTGATTGGCCAAAAATACTAAGAGCGAAGGGCGCAATACGTAATCCTCCACGAATACGCAACTGATTAAATTCGACGTAAAACTCTCGTAAACGATCAACCCTATCACGAATATAGTTACGTTCAAAGACATTGCGTTTGCTCATGGTATCATATAAATTTTGTCCTTTTTCAATGGCACCATTAAGACGTAGATCGTACTCGTTCTCGTCGATGTCAGTGTACTCTAACAAATTCCCTGCAAGTGCATATCCATGCCAGACTTTTATCGCATTGTACGCGTCTTCAAATTCCTTTACCAAATCATCTTCAAGGAAAAAAGAGGATATTTCTCCAGAATTGAAGACACGCCATCCACCTTGTAAGAAACCTGAAATTGCCTCGTAAAAGGCTTCAAGTACATCGGAAGCGGCAAGTTGTCTCTTGAGTACCATAGGTGTAAAGAGATCGACCTTTCCCACAGAGAATTTCAGGTGCGCAGCAGAACACAAGCCAGTGGAAACAATAACGTTCACAAGGTGAGAAAACTTCCGGGCTATGGAAGACGTTCTAAACTTCTTCCAATTGCCGAAAGCTTCCTCTATGGCTTGGTGCCATGGTACTTCACCATCTTGTGTTTCCAGAACAAGTGTGTCATCCAGAGAAGAGACATCATCTGTGTCATGTACAAATACAGAATGTATAATATCCATGACATATTGTTGTCCTTCTTCTGAAGACCAATCCGAAATATATTTTGAAG